TCAGCAAGTGCGGTTACAGCGTCTTTGTATGGTACGGCTAGTTTCGCCAAAACAGCTTCAATTTTGACCGGCACAGAAGCCGCAACCGTAACACTGACCGAAGTCTCCGGAGCGTTTGCGGCAGCAGTGTTTGACACTGTGACCGGAAGCTATAAAGCAGCGTTTTATGAATATGTCGCCTTGTATGACACTATTTCTATTGCCGGTATTGTGTTTGGAAATTGGTACGGCAGCAGTATTCAATACAACAATAACAACCGATCAAACGTCTTTGCGGAGAGTGACTTTACGATGAGTCTTTCTATTGTCGATAATAAAGTGCGTTTGAATGCGTCCGGTGCGTATGCTTATACAGTTAGAGCAACAGCTAAATATTTGTAAGACACAACACTATTTATGGCAAATTATTCCGACAGAGACTTGAGCGGAGTTAAAATTAAAGACGGCTATAGCAACTTGGTGCAACATATGAAGAAACCGATAGCAGCGGCAGTAGCGGAGCCGAAATAAATGCTCGAAGAAACAAAACCGGATCGATACTTGCGGGGAATTTGTCTTTAACCGACGCCGACACATGGATAAGCAGTTCCACGGTTCAAAGTTCTTCTTTTGTTTCTGGTGATATCCTCGAAATAACTCTTGCCAGTATTGCCGGAACGGTAACACAAGTTGGCATTCAAGTAGATTTTCAAAAATAAATGTAATTGGAATAATTTCCTTATATTTAGAGGAGAAAGGTTTTAATTATGTCAAATCCAATAAAGTTTACAGATCAAGAACTAGCAGAAATCCGAATGCTTCAAGGTAAATTCCAAGAAAAAGTATTTGAGTTTGGAAAGTTTCGATTGGAGCGAATGCATCTTTTGAAATTAGTCAAGGAATTGGAAGATAGAGAGTCCAAGGCGGAAGAAGAATACGTTCAACTTCAAACCATGGAAACGGCTTTACTGGAAAAGTTAACGGCTAAGTATGGGGAAGGTCAGCTATCTCTTCAAGACGGTACATTTCTTCCATCTAAAGCCGCTTCCTAAAGTGTTATGACGCCGGAAGAATTCGTTTTTGAGTATCTCAAAGCGGATCAAGATACGGGTGCGGGATCATATGAAAAAATGATGTCGCATATCAATGACCTTGATTGGGATCAAGTGAAACCTCATATTCTCAAATTGCGTTATTTCTATTTTCTCCGAACCTCTTACTGGCTCATTATCTCAAGCGAAGTGAAGCGCCGTGCGGGGTGGAAATGTATTTGTGGTTGTCGGGAGAATCTTCAAACTCATCACACCGAAGAAGGAAACAAATATCACGGAGAAGAACATTTGCTTCTTCAAGAGGGAAGGACGGGATTGAAATGTGCCTGTGAGAAATGCCACAAGACCATACACAATACATCGGTCAAGGCAGTTGAAAAAAAGCATCAACGGAACAAACGAAAAGAAGCTCTCCTGGCTCAACTCCCCTATTATCCAAACAGGATAACCGAAGAAAACATTAGCGGTTCATCGATTAGTTTGACACGAAAATTGCTTGAAGAACTAGAACACGAGCGAAAAGTCATTATTACTCGAAGCATATACGAAGGGTGGAAAGTTCATCGATGTACATAAGAAACGCCCCACTCAGGGCGTTTCTATTCGAGCAGAGTGGTGGCAGTCAAACAGATGAACGCATTGTTAATCCTACCACTCCACTCTTGGCTCGTAACCTTTTTGGTTGATTTCTCAACCAAATATAAATATCCTCAATCAAGCGAAAAAACATCATTTCAAAAAAAAGTAGTTTCTTACTATTTAAGCGATATTTATAGATAGTCATTCAATGAACTACCGTAAAGGAACATAACTATGCCAATAACTGAAGGCGGAAGATTTTCTCCCGTAGATAGAATTGTGAGCCCCGGCGTGTTCACGAGAGAGAACGACCTCTCGGGTCTCGCACAAGGCGTTGCCGATATCGGTGCTGTAATCGTGGCCCCATTTCCAAAGGGACCGGGATTCACACCAACCATCGTAGAAAGTACAGCAGATCTCGAAGAACGATTCGGCGTAGCCGATGGAGTTTACTACGGTCCTTATACTGCCAAAGAATACTTGATTGAAAAGGGGTTTGTAACCGTATGCCGTGTAGGTGCATTAACAGGATACTGGCAAAAGTATCCGTTTGCCCTGTATGCCGTTAAAGGAACATGGGAAAGAGACCCCGGTGCTGGATGGACCAAGCCAAGTTCATCTTATGTTTTTATCACCGATGCGCTTCTTTCATCGTCGTCGTTTATTTCCTATCGTTCGGCGAGTGCTCAAGGAGCACCAGATCCTATTTTGGACTTGACATTTAGCCGAGTTGAAGGCGTTTTGACCATTCCAAATGTTCCCATTGTAGTCACTTTCGCCTCGGTAGTAGCAAATGGAAATTCTTCCGGAAGTCATACAAGTGGTAGTATTTATTATGCTTCGACGGCTCAAGATCTTGGAACCTTCACTGTGTTGCTTCCGTTTAGTGCTTCGGTCAGTCAATCGATTTCGGGTTCAAGAACCACTCGTGATGCTTTAACATTGGCGTATATTACCGCTAGTGGAATAGCATCTACTTTCCAAACTACAAACATCGTAACAAATACGGGTTCTAATCATGCCCCTGGAACATTTGAAGCAGTTCCAAGTACGGCAGTATGGACAGGAACCGGAGTTGTTCCTTTCGCAACTTCCTATTTGATTAATACCACCATGTCTATTAGCACTCTTTGCGGTGTTACTGGATATTATGCGGAAGGAATGGTTTCAGGAGCAATTGGAGCATATAACGGAACTTTCACTCCTTCGGGATCGGCGACGTATGACCCATGTAGTTCGAGTTGGACTTCGACAGCCGATTACAAAGTATTGGCAATTCTTGCCGACACTCAAAATGCTCCGGTGGATAGCAATTTGCAAGCCCCTGGATTTAGCGGTTCAGTATTGAGTATGTCCGTCGCTCCATCGTCTACCATCCCATTGGATTACAACTTAACCTTGAAATCCACGGATAGCACGACCGCATATGGTATTTACAACTTCTCGTTTAACGCTGCTTCGACGAAGTACATTACTTCTGTATTTGGCGATGATCCAACGGCGGGCGACCCAGATACCTATGCGGCTGGAACCAAGAAGGAAGCTGCATATTTGTACAAGATATTTGAAAACGCAATTGCAACCGTGGCAGCAAAACCGTATCTCTGGCAGATTCGTGGAGCTACTTTGCCATCGGGGTCTGCCATCACGGACTTTGTTGGTGAAGCAATGAACTTTACCGATGATTATTCGTTGGATTTGAACAACGGCGACTCGGCGTTTTCTCTTACTAATGCAACCACCCCATGGATTGTTTCACAACAAATCTCTCCATGGAATGGTGGAGCCGCAACTCGTTTCAATCTGTTCAGAGTTCATACTCTGTCTGACGGAACGAATATGAACACGTCTTACAAGATTGAAATCAGTAACGTCAAACTGGCTGGAACGGTTTCTGGACAGGATTGGGGTTCATTCACTCTTACCGTTCGCTCCTACAGCGATACCGACAAGAAACCAAAAATTCTCCAACAGTTCAACAACTTGAATCTCGACCCAGACTCCTCGAACTATATTGCTCGAAGAATCGGTGACAGATACAATTACATTGACTTCAATGGAAAGATTCTCGAATTCGGAACTTACGACAATAACAGCAAGTACATTCGAATCGAAATGAATGATATCCCGTGGCCCGTTTCGGCGGTGCCATACGGATTCACCGCATACGCAACTCCGGTTAATAGTTCTATTGGATACTGGTGTCCTCCAATGTATTATACAAAGGCATCGGTTTATGGACCAAATCCCGGCAAGTATCCATCTGGTGTCAACTTTGATGATGCTCCAACGGGAGCCGATACTGAACTCCTTGCGTTGTATCCTACATCCTCAACTGGTATTGGAACTGCGGATGACAATAAACAATACTTCGCTCCATTGCCAGAGTTTGGCGCTTACAGTAGCGTTGGTAGAAACGTTACGTTTGCTTTGGATGCCGAAGTCACGGCGGGCGGTGTTTCAACTGGGTCTACAATTACCAGTTCGAATATCGTGCCTGCGGTATATGATGCATCTCTGGAAACTACTTACGTTAAAATGCGTAAATTCGTCTTCGGTTTCCAAGGCGGATTTGATGGTCAGTCACCGGCAATCCCCATCAATGTAGGTGGAGATATTATTGCGGGTAATACGCAGGGGCTTAACTGCACGAACATCAATGCGGCTGGTAGCATTGCCTATAAACAATGCATTGCCGCACTCGGAAACGCAGATGAGTGGGACATCAATATGATCGTTACTCCCGGTATCATCCACGAACATCACTCCTACGTAACAAATCTCGTGGTAGATATGTGTGAAGCTCGTGGAGATTGCTTCTATATCATGGATCTCTATGTCGATGATGGAAATCCAAGCTCCGGACAAATCGAATCGGTTATCGATTTGGCAGCAGAATTCGACACGAATTACGCCGCTGCATACTATCCATGGGTTAAAATCAAGGACAGCAATACCAATAAAATCATCACGGTTCCACCATCAGTGGTTCTGCCATCGGTCTATGCCGCCAATGATAAAGTTGCGGGAGAATGGTGGGCAGTCGCAGGCTTAAACCGTGGTGGCATCACCCAAGCCAAGATGGTAACTGATCGCACTACTCATTCAGAAAGAGACGATCTCTATGAAGGTCGAGTCAACCCAATCGCAGCATTCCCCGGTCAAGGCATCGTGGTTTGGGGTCAAAAGACCTTGCAGGTTGCATCCTCGGCACTTGATAGAATTAACGTTCGTCGTCTGCTTATTGAGATCAAAAAATTCTTCGCCTCCACGGCAAGATACTTGGTGTTCGAACAGAATACGGCTGCTACTCGTAACCGTTTCCTGTCTATCGTCAATCCTTATCTCCAAGGTATCCAGCAACGTTCAGGTCTGTATGCCTTTGAAGTGGTAATGGATGAAACCAACAATACCCCTGATTTGATCGACCAGAACATTCTCTATGGTCAAATCTACTTGAAGCCAACTCGTACTGCGGAAATTATTATATTTGATTTTAATATACTTCCGACGGGTGCGGTTTTTGGTGCAAATGCCTAATAAATAGGAATTTCTAATCAAAAGCGTCTCTCAGTTGAGAGACGCTTTTTTGTTGATATCCTTCGATGTTTTGGTTAGTTTCAACTATATTTATCCATAACATGAATATAGAAGAACTTAAACATTTTGTGGATGCTAGTGAATGCTCCCAAGGTCTAAGGACCTTGGGCGTCTCGGTTAAGTTGCCTTAACCAAAGAGTCCATTCCGACTCTCAAAATGTTTCTTGCGGCGTTTAAGTCCCGTCCAATGTTAAGATTACAAATGGGACATTTGTGTTGTCGTTCAGACAACTCCTTCTTAATTATGGTTCCGCATCCAGAACATACCTGACTCGTATAGGCGGGGTCAACATCCATTACTTCACAACCAGCTTCTACCGCTTTGCTATGGAGCATTTGTCGGAATGTTGCCCATCCAGAGTCAATGATACTTCTGTTTACACTTCTCCAATTATCATTCATCAGTTGCGATGGTTTAATGTTCTCAATACAAATATGAGAGTACTCATCCACGAACTTTTTGCTTAACTTATGGAGAAAATCTTTTCGTTGGTTCTTCACCTTGCAATGGAGTTTTACCAACTGCTTCTTTGTCTTAATCTTCTTCGGGTCATCCTTTGGTTTCGTCTTTAGTTTGGAATACTTCGCCTGTGCATCAGAGAGTGCTTCCTGTGATTGTCGCAGGAAATGAGGATTAGGAATGGTCGTTCCATCGGAACATGTCACAAAGTCAATACATCCCATATCCATACCCACTGCTCGTTTCCATTTCTTTTCCTTAATCTTAACTTCAACTACACAAGAGAAAATAGCATACCAATCGTTGCCTTCACGTTTAATAGTGAGTGTCTTTACAACACCTTCCATTGGTCTATGGAAGTTAATGCGAATATCTCCGATTTTGGACAACCAGAGTTTCTTCTTTCCTATCTTAAATCCCGTTTGGGGGAAAGTGAATGAGTCGTATCTATCATAAGACTTAAATCTTGGGAAACCTGCCTTGCCATTTTTTGCCTTCAATCTACGGAAGAAACCAAGGTATGCTAAATCTACACGGGCGGATACGTTTTGGAGAACTTGGGAATGAACAGGAGTTTTTAGTTCCATATCCTTAATGAGATTATTACAATCAAAGCAGGTCAAGGTCTTCTTGGTTTTCTTGTAATGGTCGTTTCGTTTCTCAAGGAGTTGGTTATAGACGTAGCGACAAGTTTCCCGTGTCTGCTCAAGGCGGGTAAGCGTCCCATTCTTCGGAGACAACCTGAACTTGTAATTTCGTTTTACTTCCATTCTACTATAAGTATTAGTGAGTTTATGGAAAATCACATCTTTTTCACTTTTTCCATAATAGTTATGGTATATGACGTTATCAAAGTATCATTCCAAGAACCATTGCAAGTATCTCATCAAACTTCACATAGTCCTGTGTACCAAATATCGGAAGAAGATACTCTCGGGAGCACTGAACGATGATATTCTCCAATGGTGTATGGATATTTGTAAGACACGAGATGTTATCATTGATATGATGGCGACTGACAAAGACCACATCCATTTGTTAGTAGATATTCCTCATACGCAAGGAATTGATGAGTTGATTAAGATATTGAAACAAAGGACTACTTGGAATGCGTGGCAGAAACACGAAGGACTTCTAAAGCATCATTATTGGAAGGAAAGAACGCTATGGTCAGATGGCAAGTTTGTCTGTTCTACAGGGGATGTTTCAACTGCTACGATTTTGGAATACATTAAGAGTCAAGGATAGTGAGTCGCATTCATCCCAAGGTTTGAAAACCTTGGGTTTTCTGCTCCCACCAAGATAAAGCATTGAATGTTGTTCATCGACGTGGGGATTTAGCTGCCTTGTTTGTTGAAGGAGGGTCTTCAACTTTAAACGCCATTGCCAATCAAGGAGGATATGTATCTCCCGACGAAGATATTAATCAAAAATTCAGTGATAGGAATATGTTGACAGGAAGGGAGTAATCTGCTATATTTATAGGTTGAATTATGGATGAAAACTACATAGAAAATCTCGGTCAATCTTCTGAAGTTGATGAAGGTCTGTGGGACAGGTTAAAGGCTCGTGCGGCGGGATACACACAAGCCGCAAAAAATATTGCGGGCGGTGGAAGCACATCCATGGCCGAAGCTCAGTTCAACTCAATATTTAAAAAATTTCTCAATCAATCCACGAAAACTATTTTGGATTTCCATAGAGTCATCCTACCATTTCAAGATGCCGGTAAACTTTCTCCTGAACAGAAGGAAGAAGTCAATAAAATCATTGGATTGTACAGAGACGTAATCTACATGGCTCATATTCCATTGAAAGAAGCCAATGTTTTTACTCGTCCATTCTCTGCCCTTGGCGCTCAAGCATCAGGAGACCCCCACAATATCATCACAACCTATAAAAAACTGCTTGCCGATTATTTCAGATCCTTCCTTAAAGATGCCGGTAAATTGAATATTGTTCCTTACGATTATATTACTCGAAAAGTTGCCGCTCGATACCCAGAAGCCAAGAATTTTTTTGATAAATTCAAAGATGCCGTCAACGTCGATTTGAAAACTGGAAAGGATTTAATCACGCCAGCGGGAGCAATACCTACTCCCGGCGCTCCAACTCCAACTCCAGCAGCACCGACCGCAGTTCCCGCTCCTACTCCCGCACCAGCGTCGGCTTCGCCATTACCAACCCCAACACCCGCAACCCCACCATCGGTGGCACCAACTCCTGCTCCTGCTCCTGCCACGCCATCAAAACCGCCTGTTGTTGCGCCCGCAGTCCCCGTTTCTAAACCGGGAGAAGTTACGGGTGCTCCTGCAACGGGGTGGCCAAAAGGAACGTCAGCGTGGGCGGCACCAACTCCCGCCACCCCACCCGCAAAGGCTCCAGCCGGAACGGTTCCGTCCGAAGAACAAAAGAAACAAGTTGAGGCGGCTTACACGTTGATTAAGAAGGCATTGCAAAATATTGCCGCAAATTTAAAATCTACGGATGCTTCTGCCGAAGCAGAAGGGAGAATTGCGACATCTCCAATGTTGAAAGACATTCAATCTTATGTTAATAGAGATGCTTGGAAGGCGCAGGTTCCATTTCCCAATAATCCTCCGGTTGTTTTGAAAACTCCTTCTGGCACGATGATGATGAAACTCCGTTACCGACCAGATAAAGATACCGGGGGGCATACTATTCAATCTTCATATGAGACATATGATCCATCGGGAACGAAAATTGAAGATACGCCGTGGCAAGATTTCATGGCTTTCACTGGACCAGATGTTGTTAAACGAGAAGGCGGTCTTAATACTGCATTCGATCCACTACAAAAAATTTCTGAAGCCAATCCGCAACTTGGCAAGATTATTGCCATGAAAGAGAAAATGGGCAAAGATCCGGAAATGGAATCTTTGAAACAGGATATCGCCAAGGGGCTGAGAAACGTAACTCACGTTCTTACTTCACGAAGTGCGGAGCGTGGGCTTCGTAAATTGGCGGCAACTCCCGAAAAAGAATCCGAACCGGTTCCAGCAGTTCCAACAGAAAAACCATCTACGCCACCGCCTCCTATCGAGGGACCAAAACGTAAAGAGCCAATGTCGAAACCACCACCGGATGCACGAGGTCGTACAGAACAACCACCCCCGGAAAAACCTGCGGCTACTCCCAAGCCTGCTGCTTCTAAACCGGCAGCAAAGAAAGCCGCACCCAAAGCAGCTAAACCCACGGCAAAGAAAACAGTTGCTCCTGCTCCAAAACCAGAGACACCGGCTAAACCCGAAGAACCAAAGGTTGCTCCTACAGGGTCAACTCCATCTGCTTCACCAGCGGGAAAATCAATGTTTGGAAGCGACGAAGAAAGATTGAAACGGGTCAATGACCGTTGGATGATTCCAAATAAACTAACTCCATTGACTTCCATTGACCAGATGACAAAATTCCGATCTGCTCTGGGAAGTGATGAAGATCCTCCACTTTATAAAATCCAATTTGCTCATCAACAAGCAACCGGAGCCTCCCCAAAAGAAAAGTCCGGAAAAGAAAAAATCGCAGCAAAATTGAAACCGAAAACAACCGGAACATTGGATGAAATCCAAATGAAATTTACGGACTTTTTCTAACTTGACGTTTACCGAGAGATGTGATAAAGATATCTTGTGAAAACAAGTTACTATCAGAGTTTAACTCCGGAACAGAGGAAGGAATACAACCATCGTCTAAATCACGCTCCTGCTTCCGTTTTGCGTCGTAGAAAACAAAATCTCAATGAACACGGGTTGACATTGGAAAAGCTTGAGGAAATGTTTGTGAGTCAAAATGGAAAATGTGCTATATGTCAAGGGCAATTTCAGAACAGAAGGAAAATGCATGTTGACCATAATCATACTACTGGAAAAATTAGAAAACTTCTTTGTTACAGATGTAATGTGGGTCTCGGAATGTTCCGAGAGGATGAAACTATCCTATTGAGGGCAATCAACTATTTACGGGTTCCCTGTACAGATCAATGATCCTATGTACTCTATTCTTTTCTCTTTGTACTGTTTAACTGAGAAACTGTTTCACTGAGTACTGTACATATAGCAGAAAATTTTGGGAAGTCAACTTATTTTAACTGAATGAATTATTTATATGTCTAGCGAACTTATTCTTCACCTGGATTTAGATGGAGTGCTTACCGATTTTGATTCTGCCTTCATGAAAATTGCGGGTGGATTGACTCCGGATGAGTACAAAGCAAAACACGGACGGGGAACCGAATCATCGGTTTTTTTAAACAACGGCGGTGATTTCTTCTCCAATTTGGATTGGATTCAGGGTGGAAAAGAACTTCTTCGCTTTTCTTTATCACACTTCAAATTGGTTCGTATTTTATCTTCGGCTGGAACTGGAAAGGACTGGGAGAAGTTCAAAGAAGTTCAAGCCGCAAAGATAGGGTGGCTACAGAAAAACGCTCCTCAAATTGAAAAGAAGAATATTATTATTGTTCCCTTTGCCAATCTCAAGGCACGCCATGCGGGTCCGAATAGAATATTGGTAGATGATAAGGATACTACGATTAAACAATGGCTTCTTAAGGGTGGAATAGGGATTCTTCATCGTCATTCTGATTGGACTAAAACCATAGAAACACTCCAATCTTATGCCAGTGGTCCAATCAAGTTAAAGGAAATAGTCGAATCATTGAGATGAAAAAGCAATATTTATAAGCGTGCCAATCGATCTACCTATATTTATAAAAAAGTGCATTCGAGAAGTCATCGCTGAAGATTTTGATGATGAAGGATGGATGCAAGCTGTCAATGTCAGAGAAAAATGCGTTGATGAACCGAACATTTCGCCTATGAAATCCAAGCTCAAGAAAAACATCGATGAAATCATCGAATCTCTTTTGAATAATCGTCTTCTTCTCGAAAACCCTGCAACCGTTTATGTCAATGGTCGTGTAGTTGCTAAGTGTGACTCCGGACCCGCCGTTGCTTTTTTTCTATTGATTGACAAAACTCTTAACAAAAAGAAATGGTTTTTCAATGATAGGAGAGATAGTGAGTATGGTGCATGGCATTCCGGGATTCGAGTGACAAACACTCCCGACTTTCCAAATGCGACTGGCTTAAGACAAAATGAACTTCGAGGCCGTCTTTGGAATGAAAAGAAAATCTGTTCGTTTTATCAATCTGAAAATATTGTAATGCAATATGCCAAGGAGATTGAAGAATTATTTGACATGCTCGGTGAAGATATTAAAACATACAAATTTGATTTCGGTGGTTCGTCGGATAGTGAAGGACTTAAACCCTGGCCGGGAGCCCCTAAAAAAGCCGAGCCCAAGATTGAGATTCCGCCCGAGATTCAAAAACGAATTGATGCTCTTCTTCCTCAGATTCATTTGGTTACCGGTGATGAACGGAAAAAAATTGAACAAGAAATCGAATCACTTTATAAAAAGGCCGGGGTTGAAAATGCTAAGGCTGCGGCTAAAGCAGCCTATATAAAAACCTCGGGATCAAAGAAATCCCCATACGAAAAAGGTGGTGGAGCCGGAATGGCAAGTTATTATGGTCGTTTACCGGCAATTGCAGAAGAAAAAGTTCAAATCTACAATAAAACACTTTGCCCCAAAGTTTGGGATAAAAATAAAAAACTTGATCCCGAAGTGCGGAATGCTCTTCTTCGAATTGCGTTTGATTTCTATGCCGACACTGAACTTAATCTTCAAATCCGAGATGTGTATTTATTGGGCTCGGTGGCAAACTACAATTGGACTCCTTCAAGCGACATGGATTTGCATATTCTTGTTGATGGTTCTGCATTGGGGATGACACCAGAAAACTCTCAGAAATTTTTCCGTTCCTTAGTGGGAAAATGGAACTTGGAACACGACATCAATATCAAGGGACACCCCGTCGAATTGTATCTTCAGGATGTGAGTGAAAAAAATGCGGCAACCGGGGTTTATTCGCTAACTCGAAATGAATGGGTTCGTGAGCCAATGCCCGAAGACATTTCGGTGGATAAAGATCTTGTTCAGAAAAAATATACCACTTGGGTTCAACGGATTGAAGATGCGGTTCGAAAACAAGACGAAAAGAAACTGAAACGCATTTTGGAAACGCTTCGAGAATATCGTAAAGCAGGATTGACACGAGAAGGAGAGTTTAGTTCGGAAAATCTTGTTTTCAAGGTTTTGAGAACCCGTGGCTATCTTGAAAAAATCAAGGATTGCTACAATCAGATTTATGACAAGAAAATGGCGGTAAAGGACGGATTCGATCCAACATCGGCGGGACCCAATCCGGATGCTACCGAGGGAGAAACGAATACAACCGATGATTTTTATCGCCGCCAAAATGATAGAATGCGCCAATTGGAACAAGAAGGATACGGGGCGGGTAAACGAGAAGAAGATCGTTTGAAAATTGCAAACGACGATGGTTCTCTTCGAAAATGGCAAATCCGAAGCAAAGATGCCCCAAAAACGCCCAAACTCCCAGATGCGTTGAAAGAACTTGTGAATGAGATCCTCGATGAAACAATGGAAATGTTAACAGAATCTCCACGACAAGAGACTCTCAAAAAGAACAAAAAACCTCTTACCGATGAAGAACGAAATGAAGTTATGAAAAGGGGTGCTGTATGGCATCATGGACCAAATGGGGCGGAAACACCGGCAATTTGGAAAGCAGTGGTGAACGGAAAAACGTGGTATTGTTGTAACACTCACAGGGCAATTCAAATTAAGCCCACTCTCAAAGGAGCAATCAAGGCATTCGATTTTATCAAAACTACTTCTTAGAGGTCCACAACCATTTACTATGTCCGCAATCCCAAATGCGGTCAAATCCATTGTTTTTCATGTTTTCCCACTCTGATAAAAGTGGATTGAAATTCGGAAGTTTGTTTTTTAATTTGTGCTTTTGAAACTGCATTCGACCCATTAAATATTTATAGTCCTTCGAAATATAATGATAGGAGGGCGGGGTATTGTGAATAAAGCAAAATCCCAGAGTAGAATAAATGTTCCCGTCGAAATATCTTCTATCACTATATGTTGATATGGAAGTTGGTGAGTATGAGTTTATAAAATGTGATAATAACTTGCTTGCCCCGCCTATAACACTTGTGTTTAGTTTGTTACAAAATCTAACCATTTCCCACTCACTGGATTTTTCAAAACGGGAGGTTCTTCGGAACGTCATTAGGGATACTAGACTATTATCAAAAAACAATCCAAGTTTAACCGTCGATTTATCCGGTCCTTGTAAATGATTCTCGGTAAGAAAAGCATCTTTAGTTTTAATGGGAACCTCTTTTATTTCACATTTCCTGGCATGAATTTTAATGAGATTCGTTTTATCTCCCAGTCGATTTCTTATAATAGATTTGACGATTTCCTGTTTATCTCTCCATTCATTTTCGAAAATATGAATGAGAGAAATTCCATGAGATAGGCATCCCTTTGTTTTATTGAGATGGTAGGTTTTAATCTGCCCGCCTCCATTTTCAGAATGCCAATATAGTCCGTTGAGTTCAAAGGCCGTGTTTTTATCTTTTGCCAAAAAATCTATTTCTTTTCCATAAAGAATAGTTCGGTCTCTCCGTTTTATGATACCACAAGAACAAGTGGTTAAAAAATCCAGAAACCTGTTTTCTAATGTGGGTTGTCGCAGTGGATCACATTTTTCACAAAATAAATTGTCTAAATTATAAACGGTACTCTCAAAAACATGATTGCATTTTTTACAAGAAAACCGATAACAAAAGGAAAAGTGATATCCCTGATATTCGGAGAAAGAAAAAAGCGGCGTGAGATTTTCTTTTTCACAAAAAGCCAATAGATATTTATAATGAGATTCCTTTCTTGATCGTATTCGTTCTTCCATTATCCTTTCGGATTTACAAATATTGTCAACTCCATATCTTTCCAGACAAGTATTCTTGCTCTTTTCTCGATTGGTATAGTTTGTATCTCCATATTTTCTCAATTTCGTCGCCTTTACTTTTTTATCGTAATCGGGATGCTGTCCATACCAATCAACCCCATACTTTTTTTGCATTGTTTGTTTGAACTTTTCTTTTGTGGAACTTAGTTGCATTGGATGGCTTCCGCCATATCGTTCGTCATATGCTTTTCGTTGATTCCGTATCATTTGACTTAAAACGTCTGGATGATGATTGGCACACGATTTGGTACAAAAACGCTGTCTTTTCTTTCGATATGATATGGTAAATGAACGATTACAGGTTGGACATATTTTATCGATTGTTAGTGGATTGGTTCTGGGTCTTGACATAATGTATTTTTGGCTCGTATAAGGATAAATATTACATAAATTGAATAAACAAGCAAGAATTTTTACTCAGGAGGTATATTTATATTTGAATGAGAAATCATGCAACAATAACAACAAATATGGAGGACAAATTCCATGGCCGATTTACTTACTAATAACGAGATATTTTTTACGATGTATGAGCCGAAAACTCAGAATCGTTTCATCATGTATATTGATGGCGTGCCTGCGTTTCTTATCCGTAAAACAGACCGACCAAAATGGACCTCCGAAAAAATGACCTTGGATCACCTCAACATCCAACGTTACTACAAGGGAAAGACCAAATGGGAGGAAATTACCATTGAAATGTACGATGCCGTCGTTCCTTCTGCTGCCCAATCGGTATTTGAATGGTTTCGGCTTTCCCACGAATCGGTAACGGGACGTGATGGCTATATGGACTTTTATAAAAAGGACGTCATCATCAATGTTGTTGGTCCTGTCGGTGATAAAGTTGAGGAATGGAAGCTCGTTGGTGCGTTCCCAATTTCTTTTGATGGGGGCACTCTTGATTGGACAAATGGCGGTGATGCTCTGATTGCAACTTGCACGCTCAGCTACGACTACGCAATTTTAAATTATTGATATATGATTATTCGATACTAATCAAATCATTTCGGACCCCCGAAGCACAAGTTTCGGGGGTTTTTACTTTTGTATCGATATTTATATCCAACTGGATTTATCCGTATGAAAAAAGAACTTTTGGAATACCTTATTCGTGAATGTGTAAAAGAAGTGTTGGAAGCATTTCCGGAGCCTGAAACCACTGGCGCTCCTGCTCCACCCGCAGCGGGACAAGGAACCGCCGACCAACCAGCAATTCCAAAAGCGGAACCTGCTTCGGCAGCGCCCACCACATCAACACAGCCGATTGGAGTGTTTTTTGTTGATCCAGTTAAAGCAAAAGATGAACGGTACAAGGGAGATCCAGTTAAGAATTTGGCGGGGAAAGATCCTGCTCAAGTTGAGCGGGAATTGTATCGAATGGCGGCACGTCGAGGCGGTCCGAGAGTAAAGATTGCGGGTCAAACACTTCGTGATATTCCAAAGGTATTAGCGGGACAAATTCCGGCAATGTATTTATATTTGGGACCAAAGGGACCAGAATACGCCAATGAACCAGAAATTCAAACGATCCCAGATGAAGGGGAAGATATCAAGCTATTTCCAGTTACGTCACTTCCCGCCGCAAAAAAATTGAGTGTTCCACCGGGAATATCTGCTGAGCATCCTACAACGCAAATAACTCCAAGAGATCCCGGTTATGCCATTCCTCAACAGGGTCCAGAAGCCGCCCAAAAAACCACGGCTCCCGATATTGATGAAGGGACTAAGTTGCATAATATGATATCGGGCATGATTAAGGAAGCGTTGGCTGAAATGCGAAGGAAATAATCATGATAAGAGAATCACAACTTAGAAATTTGATTAAGCATATCGTCAAGGGAGTATTGACTGAATTAGATATGACAGACTCTTCAATTGTTTCTCCTTCTACCGACGCTTCCCCAACCAGTACGTCGGCCACAATGTCCCCGGTGATGCAACAAAAAATAGCTCGGGAGAAGAAAAAACAGGCTACGAATAAGGTTAAGATGGATCAACAGATGTTAAAAAAAGTGGATAATGATATCAAATCTTTGAAAACAACCTACGATACAACTCGCCGTCTGACAAGACCAAGCCTCAAGAAACAAATAGATGCAGAGAAAAAAGCAATTGCTTTAGGAACATAATTCGACAGAAAAAGACGACTGCCATCTATATATTTGGTGACAATCGTATAAGTTTTTATGAGTGAACAAATCGTTACCCTAACTAGACCGGGATCACGTCCCGCCCCACCACAGACAAAACAAGAAAATGTTTTCCCAACAGAAGTCATTAATCTTCCAAGCAAAGGGTGGTTTTACCCACCAAATACACCATTGGCAACGGGTCAACTTGAACTCAAGGTGATGACGGCAAAAGAAGAAGACATTTTGACATCCAAGAACCTCATTCAAAAAGGAGTCGTGCTCGATAAACTTTTGGAATCGTTAATTGTCGAAAAGGCAATCAATGCAGACGAAATGTTTAATTGCGATAGAAATGCCGCATTTGTGGCTATTCGTCGTATGGCATATGGGGATGAATACAAAGCCATGGTATCTTGTCCCAAGTGCAACGTGGACAACGCCATTACTATCGACCTTGGAAAGATGGATAACAAACCGTTTGATTTTGAGAAATATCCGAAGGGCGAAAACAAATTCGAGTTCGTGCTGCCAATTTCCAAAAAGACGGTGACTTTTAGATTGCTCACCAAGAAAGACGAAGATGCGATTGATGCGGATTTGAAGGCCCTTCAAAAGGTTTCAACAGAAATCACTAGCGAGATTACCACTCGTTTGAAGCATGTTATTGTGGCGTTGGACGGAAGTCCGGACAAAGCAGCCATTCGTAAATTTGTGGATGAAATGAGAGCAGGCGACAGTTTGGCTCTCAGGAATTATATTCGGTCCACGACTCCCGATATTGACATGAGTTTTGATTTCTCGTGTCGTTCGTGTGGAACCGAGAGAAGGGAGGATGTGCCGCTCGGCGTATCCTTTTTTTGGCCTAACGGATGAGTATATAGCGATTAGTTATCAACAGATGTATGACATGGAACGGTTTTCGTTTATCGAACTCTACACCATGCCAGTCCCCCGGAGAAACTTTTTTGTTCGATGTGCTTTAAAACGACAAGAGGAAGAAAAGCGAGCGATGGAAAAATCTCGTGGGGTTAATGAGGCAACCCCGGTTAGTCGAAAAGAAATGGCAAAGGTTCCCAGTTTCGTGATCAATCCCGCATCTTCTAAAAGCTAGTTCAATGGGCAATGTGGGCGACTATACAAATAGTCCACGATACAATAAACCAAATTGCCAGAAGGATGGCAAACATCCATTTATACTCTCGTAAGTTTTTTTGGTAGTATCCCGCATCTTCTTCTTCGGCCATGGATTTTGCTTGGCGCACACACCAAGGCCAAAAGAAGGGACTAAACATTCCACCCACAATAAACACAATTCCACAGGTTATAATGGCCAATGCAACAAACCAACCTAATGTGTTTCTTGCGTCGGTTACGAACTTTGGTTCATGAAGTTTATCGTCAATCATGTGAGCAGTATACACTTTTTATATTGATTGTCAAGTGAAAAACAATAATCCTGGCATATTTATAAGTGATTCAATAACTAATTCATGTCATGCCAGCAGAAGGTTCAGAACAACAACGCTTAGCAACCGAGCTTCAAACGAAGTTGGAAATTCGTTCTATCGAGCGGGAACTCAATAAGTTAGATGATTTGAGAAAAGCCAATCAAGTTGATTACATTGCGGGAAATGAAGATATTCAAGATCAATTAAAAAAGACATTTAATGATATTGAAAAAAACCTTGATCTTCAGAAAATTTTAGCGGAAGAGATTCTGGCCCAGACAAAGAAAATAGAAGAAGCAAAGGGCGATATTGCCAAGGCCGATGCGGAAGTTATTTTCGATGCGATGGTTCGGCAAGCCGCAAAGACAAAGGCGCAAGGCGAGGACTTGAATAAAACGCTTAGAGGAATACGATCACGTATTTCTCTGGAACAAAAAATTGCTGATGAGCAAAGAAAGCAATTAGAATCCGCTCAGGGATTTTTAGGTAAGTTCGGAACAATTTTCAATCAACAACAGAGATACTACAATCTTTTGAGGGATACCAAAATTGTTTCTAATAAGAATCTTTTGGTGTGGTCGTCAATTGGTGCTATTCTTTCAGAAATTTCCACGATGTTTCTTAAGGTCGATGAAGGATTGGCAAAGTTTAGAATATACATGGGAATGCTTCGTCCCGATATGGAGCGACTCAGGACTGATATGTTGGATGTGGCAACATCCATGACCCGTGTGGGGGTAAACATAGAAGGGGTTACTGCTGCGACGATTGCATTGGGGGCTGAATTGGGAGGAGTACATGCCGTTTCCAAAGATCTTATTGAGACCACCGCCTTGATGAAAGCTCAGCTTGGTGTTGCTGAAGAAACCAGTGCTGGTTTTCTTCGTAATCTAGCCGCCATCGGGAAGACCACGGCACAGGCGCAGCGCCAGATGACTTACATGGCCGATGTTTTAACGTCGGCGGCGGGGGTTCCTCTGAATTTGGTTATGCAAGATGTAGCCAAGATGTCCGGAAATGCATTGGCTATTGTTTCCAAGATGCCAATGCAGATTATTCGAACCGCAGTCGAAGCTCGTAAGTTAGGTATCACCATCAATAAGATGGCGGAATCTGGTGCATCACTTTTAAATTTTACGGAAAGTGTACAATCTGAAATGGAGGCGGCGGTATTGCTTGGGGAGAACATGAATGTTCAGCTTTCTCGTGAATTGGCTTACCGTGGAAAGATCGCAGAAGCCACACAACACATGCTGTCAGAGGCCAGGAGATTAAATTTTGAAGCGATGGACTTTTTCCAAAAGAGGGCGTTTGCAGCCGCTTATGGGTTTGCGTTGGAAGATTTGAACAAGATGATTGTGGCAACTCGTCAACTTGAAGAAGCCCGAAATAACGAGGCGTTGGGTCTTCAAGCCGAGGTTGCTTTGATCGATAAAATGCGATCCGCAAATGCTGCAACGTTAAAAGATAGCTCCCTTCAGAGAGAACTAGCGGTTAAGCAGATGGCCAATCAAGAACGGATCGTTGCCCTAACCCAACAATGGA